CTCTCCGAGCTGCACGAGGCTCTTCAATGGATCGACACTGAAGCCCCTTCCCGCACGCCCGAAGAGCAATGGACGAACACCTGCTATAGGATTCAGATCTGCAATCAGATCAATAAACTAGCACAGAAGAAATTCGAAGAACAAGAGGTCATTGCAATGATCAAGAAAGCGGCAGTAGGCCTGGGCGTATCGCCTCGGAACCTAGCCCTCGAAATCCAACACATCTTGAGCAGGACCATCAACATGAGATCCTGCCGAGTCACCACCGCCTTAGGCATAACCAACTCAAACATCAAGGATTCCTAATGACCATATCACCCGAAGCCTTCGCAACAAGCGCCGCCTTTATAGGCTCTGCCCTCCTGATTGCAGGAATGATCTGGAAGGTCAAGTCCGTCGCCTCAGACATGACTGCTCACCAGAAAAGAGTCAAGCACGTTCGAACCCATGCCCACCGGCACAACACTCCAAACTGGATCGTGTCTCCTACCTTGCGGCAGTGCAGCATGGCAGTCATGGATGATCCTTCACTGAAGTACAGTGTGCCTATCCGATACGCCTCAGATATTGAAGGCAGGGATTACCCCGCCGTCATCCATGTCATGGACCACCGCAGCTTGAGTAAAGAAATGTCCAAGATGCTTGAAATCGCCGCTGCCTGGGGCTCCACCGTCGTACTCCTAAGTTAACATGGAACCTACAGAAGACTGCGAGTATTGCTGGTATCCTGTTGACCAATGCGTATGCTGTGAAGGTGACATCTAATGGAACCTACATGCGAATGCGGTCAACCTCTCACAGCACGAGACCTAGTTTTTGAATCTGGCATGTGCTATGCGTGCCACACATTCAGAGAGTTAGAGGAGGAGGAAGATCCTCTAGACGATGACTGGAGCGACATCGAAGAACAAATGCTCAAGGACTTTGAGGAGTCCGAATCTAACCCCGACCTCCTAGAAGAGTGGCCAGAAGAATAATCATGAATCAGTCAAGAGCAATCGACCTTCGAGGTCTCACCGAATTCGCCAAGTTTCAACACAATCAGATGGTTGATGCAGGCTACTGGAAACCCGGCGATGATACTCCACGAATGATGTCAGTCAAGATGGCTCGCATCCACGGAGAGGTCAGTGAGTTGGTCGAGGTCTACCGAAAGGGAAAGATGCACGACCCGTGCGGCAAGGCAGGCACCGGCCTGACCTGCGAGGAAGAGGAGTACGCAGACATCATCCTCCAAACCATTGATGCAGCAGCAGCCCGAGGCATCGACATCCAGGCAGCCGTTGAGGCGAAGGCCCGGTACAACATGAGCCGTGCGACGGCCAAGCAACAAGGGAAAGCGTTCTAATGTGGAACTGGTTGAAACGATTCCGATGCCGAAGCGAAGGACACACATGGCAAGTCTTTGATTTCATAATGGACGGACAGAAAACCTGGAGAAATGCTCACCATTGCACACACTGTGGAACCTTCTGGGGATCTACCGAGACCTGCTCATTTGGCGGCCAACTGAAGACCATACCTAGGAAGACAAACTATGTCGAATAAGCTCATCCCTCTCTGCATCGACACCGAGACCACCCTCATCGGTGCCAACGGTACGCCCGTCCCCGACCTCATCTGTGCCTCCTTCGCGGTGCGCGTGGAGGGTAAGATCCAGTCCGCTCTGTACGGCAACGGGGATGACCTAGAGGCCGCGCTCCTCGAAGTGATTGAGGATCCTCAGTACCTACTGCTGGGCCACAACCTAGGCATGTTCGACTGTGGTGTCATCGTCAAGAAGTACCCGAACCTGATGGTGCCCATGCTCAAGGCTGGAGAGGCTGGCCGTCTGGATGACACGATGATCAGGCAGAAGCTCATGATGCTCTCGGCCTACGGGGCCATCAAGAACTACTACGCTCCTGACGGATCCAAGGTAGTGTTCCGCTACTCACTGGCTCACTTGGAGGGCAAGTACCTAGGAACCGACCGCTCCGATCAGAAGCAAGGCGAGGACATCTGGCGTCTCCGCTACGGGGAGCTGGACGGCATGAAGGCAGAGGACTATCCTCAGGAAGCCTACGACTATGCCTTGGAGGATGCCGAGGAATGCCTGAAGGTCTGGGAGCAGCAGCAGATCAGGTGCGCCTCGGATGAAAGGTACTGCTGTGACTCCAGCGAGTTCCAGACGGAATCCGCCTTCCACCTCTCCCTCATCACACGCACTGGGATGGCCGTAGACGAAGCCAACGTGAAGTTCATGTCAGAAGAGGTGGATCGTCTCCGAGGGCCTGACAGCGCCGCGTACAAAGCCCTGGTGGCCAGTGGTGCCTTGAACCCCTCGACACCTGAGCGGCCTCAGATCTCTTGGAAGACGTTGAACGATAAAGGCAAGATGGTCAAGGTCAAAAACTCCGAGCTACCGGCAGGACTTCCCATGTTCCCTGAAGAAGGGGAACCTGTGTCTCTTCAGTTCGAATCAGATGAGGTCGTGTACGAAGTGGATTTCGTCCCTACCTTCACTCGGACCAAAGACAAGGAAGTGAAGATGGTCAATGCCAAGAAGGCCTCCAAGTCTACCAAGGTGATCGTGAAGCTCGCGGTCGATGCTTGGAAGAAGACCTTCCCCGACAAGTTGATGCCGACCACCGACAAGGGTGCCCCTTCCGTGACCGCTGAGGTTCGAGGCAAGATCAAGAAGAACTGTGAGGTCATCTCAGCTCTCGATGAGTATGAGATCCTCAACAAGATCGCTACCAACCAGATCCCTGCGATGCTGTTGGCCGTGGAAGGAGGGCGCATGTACTTCGGGTACGATGTCTTGAAGGAGACGGGGCGCACCTCGTCCAAAGACCGAGGCATGATCAACAAGAAGCGAGTCTTCGCCTCGGCCAGTGGCCAGCAGGTCCCCGATCTGATCGGAGCGTGCGACCCTCGACGTACCTACGTTCCAGGCAAAGGCAAAGCACTGATCGCAAGCGACTACGACTCGATGGAGTTGGCGTGCTTCGGGCAGGTCTGCTTCGAGATGCTGGGCTACAGCGACCACATGGATCGCTACAACAAAGGCCACGACCTGCACGCAGTCTTCGCGGTTGACCAACTCATGGAAGACGGGTCGGAAGACGAGCACGTCTTGCAGTTCCAAGAGGCTGCCAAAGGCATGTCCACAGAGGAACAGTACGCCCTGTTCAAGTCCCTTCAAGAGTGCGGAGAAGTTGGGCAGGAGTTCTATAAGTTCCGTCGCAAGTCAGCCAAGCCTTTCACCTTGGGATCACCTGGAGGAGTCGGACCTGCCACCATGGTAGACATCGCCGCAGGCTATGGAATCGTCATCACCCAAGATCAAGCCAAAGCCACCCAGAAACTGCACCGCGTCACCTTCCGGGAGATGACTCCTTACTTCAAGAAGATCCAAAGGAACGTCGATCCGTTCAACGTGGATCAGAAGGGCCGCAACCTGTATTGGTTCCGCAGTCACATGGGCATGTTGGTCCGAGCGCGTGGATATACCCAGGTCGCCAACGCCCGTGGCATGCAGACGCCGGGTGCAGAGTGTATCAAACTGGCCCAGCGTTTGATTTGGAGAGAAATGCTAGACGAGAGTCTTGACAGTGTTCTCTTCGGCTGTAGGCTGGTCAACACGATCCACGATGAACTCCTCGCAGAGACCACCACGGATCAATCAAAGTGGGCAGCCCAGGCAGAACGGATCTCCGAACTGATGGTCAAAGCAGCCCGCATGATTCTAAAAGATGTCTTCGTCACCTCCGAAGCGTGTCTCATGTCGGTTTGGACAAAGAAAGCCAAGCCCACGTTCGACGAGTCAGGTAAGCTGATTGTGTGGCACCCGAAACCCTCTACCAAAACCAACCAATGACCATCTACATCATCTTAGGCCTCATAGCCCTCGCCCAAATCCTCGTCATCCTCTTCATGAAGGGAGCTACCTCCCAAGCGGAGCGCGACTCCGAGGATATGCGGGAAATGTTCTACGACCTCCGGCAGGAGGTTAGGTCTGAGGAGAGGTACGCAGCCCAGAACCACAGGAGCATCGTCAACCTCTACAGGAACATCATCCCCGCAATCACAGGAGGAGTGATTTGGAAAACCTTGGAAGGCCACGAAATTCCCCTTCGCATGATGTCAGACAATCACATCGAGAATTGCTTGGAGGGAAACTTCGGAGGGACTGACCCTGACCTCATTAGAGAACGGATGATGGACGAGCTAGAGCGCCGAGCTTTAGACGATCACTATTCCGAGAAGAACAATCAAATTTCTCCTCGTCAACAACTCAAACTCCACGACCGCATCATCACCAAGATGATCAACCCCTCTCCCTCTACTGAAGCATAATGAAAGCTCCCAAGAAAAAACTCCCTCGCAGCATGCGCAACCTCCTGAAGATCTTCAAGATCGGAAGGAAGATCGAGGACAGTGAGAATGGTCTCGCCAATCGCAAGGCCCAGCACGCCAAGGCCAAGGCCGCACGGCGCAAGGCCTCCAAGGTCGCCCGAGCATCCCGCAAGAAGAACCGAGGCGAGGCTTCTATCCAAGCTTGGCAGCTCCTGCAAATCCTCTTCATCGGACTCAAGCTCGCAGGTGTCATCACCTGGAGTTGGTGGGCCGTCATGGCTCCCTTGATGATCGTGTGTACCTTAGGTGCGCTTGTGGCAGTAGGATTGTCCGTCTATGTGAGAAGGGTTCTTAGTGGAAAATAACTACGAACTCCAAGTGCAGGGCGAGTTCGTCTCGGACCCTCCCATGCGAGTCATCATGCTCAACGCTCCTCCTGAGGCAGGCAAGGACACGGTGGCCGACTACATGTGCGCCCAGCTTCGAGCAGCCCAGGTTGACTTCAAGCGCAGGGCACTGGCGGACAAGCCGAAAGAGATGGTGGCCTACCGCCACGGAGTCTCTGCCGAACTCATGTTCTCCAGAGAACTCAAGGACTTGCCTTGGAGGCGAGGCAAGACGCCCCGCGAACTGGTGATCGAATTCAGTGAAGCTCAGAAGAAAGCCTTGGGCCAAGACCTGTGGGCTCGTACTACCGACATAGACTTGATTCGCAAGCCTCGTGTCTTGGTAGTCACGGACTTAGGGTTCCAGGCTGAGTACGATTACTTCGACAAATTCCACAAGGTCCACCTGTTCAAGATCGAACGGGAAGGCAAGGACTACTCTCACGACTCTCGCAAGGAAGTGGACGGACCCTCCAGCATCACCCTTCGTAATGACGGAACCCTCCAAGACCTCCGCGAAGTTTCCCAGTACTTGGTCCAGCAGATCATCGACACGTTATGAACGAAAAGCAAATAGACTCTAAGATCAAGAGCCTGCAATGTGAGATCGTCTCGTTGAAAGACTTGAAGGTCGTACTGAAGTCTCGCAAGTGGTGGACCTGCAAGGTTTGTCAGAAGCAAACCATTCTAGGCAGGCTCACTCTAGGCATCGAAGACTACTACGTCGAACCTTCAGGGTGTTCCAGCGGAGACTACTGGACAACCGAAGCAAAGCCTCCCTACCATATCAAATGTCCCAAGTGTGAAGTGTCAACACGTCACTACTCAGAGAATGATCCCTTGTGGGTCAAGATCCACGAGAACCTGGACGGGTTCCTGAAGACAGGGCATGGGTCCTTACTGAATGAGCACGGAGGTCGATGGAGTCCTTTGGGATCTCCTCTCAAGAAGTTTGTGTTCAACAAGCCTGGCAGTAGGTACGAAGATGTCTACTAAAATCACAGTAGGCATCGACCCCGGCGTGGGAGAGTGTGGCATCGCCATCATGCTCGGAGACGAGATTGCCGAGGTCTTTGTGCCGAAGGTGCCGAGAGGCATCAGAGGTCCTGAGAAGGTCACCACGATGATCCAGATCATCCAAGCTCTCTCCACTCCCTACCTGCCCGACACCGTTGTAGTGGAAGGACAGACAGCCTACGACTACCGTGGGCAGATAGACATCAAAAAGGTTGACCCTAACGACTTGATCCATGTGGGTCAGGTCGCCGGGGCGTGCGCGGCCCACTTCATAGCCCCCTCCAGCAGGCTCATAATTCCTGAGCCTAAGGTGTGGAAGAAGCAGGTCGAAAAGGGTAAAATGCAGGCCCGTCTGTACCACCGTTTGGGATGGGGCTACGAACCTCGCAGCGGGTACGCCATCCCTAAGAACCCTCCCTCTCGCTTCTCTCACATCAAAGGCATCGACTGGAAAGAAGCAGGCGATGCAATCCTCCTCGCAATGTGGGGAGCAGAACTCTCATGAACCCCTCCGAACCCAAACTCTCAATGACTTCCGAAACCACACAACCTGATCTTCCTGAAACCAAAGCCGCGCAGGACATCCTGGCGATGAAGTACCTCTCGGGAGGAGAGACCACTCTGCGTGAGTCAAGCAACCGGCAGGCCGGTGCCCTCACCAGCAACTCCGAGGACTTCCATGCCCTCAAGGATGCTCTGCTTGGTCAGAAGATCCTGCTAGGTGGCCGCATCCAAAGCGCAGTCGGCTCGGCCCGCAAGGTGACCGCCGTAAGTTGCTTCGTCAGTGGAACCATTGAGGATAAAATCCTAGGCGAAGGCGGCATCATGGATCGTCTGACCGAATCAATTGAGACCATGCGCAGAGGAGGAGGCGACGGGTACAACTTCAGTACCTTGCGTCCCCGCCACGACCGCATTGTATCCCTGGACAGTAGTGCCAGTGGTCCGCTCGCTTTCATTCATCTCTACGATGCTGGGTGCGAAACTGTCTCTAGTGCAGGGCACCGCCGGGGAGCACAGATGGGAGTCTTGATGATCTGGCACCCTGACATCGAAGAGTACATCACCAGCAAGCACGACCAAACTTCTTTGAAGACGTTCAACCTCTCCATCGGAGTGACGGACGAGTTCATGTTGGCCGTGGCCCAAGACAAAGAGTTCGACCTCAAGTTCAACGGAAGGGTCTACCGCACAGTCAACGCTCGCGCCCTGTGGGACAAGGTGATGCGCTCTACTTGGGATTGGTCCGAGCCGGGCATCCTGTTCATGGATCGTATCAACGAGTTGAACAACCTTTGGTATCGAGAGACGATCAGTGCTACCAACCCTTGTGGCGAGCAGCCCCTTCCTCCTAACGGGAGTTGCGTGCTAGGCTCTATCAACTTGACCAAGTTTGTGTACCACACCGACGCTGGTTTCCGTTTCGACTGGGCTGGATTCGAAGAGGCTGTGCGGATCGCGCAACGTGCGCTGGATGCAGTCATCGACGAGACAGACTACCCTCTTGAAGCTCAGAAGATTGAGTCCCAAGCCACCCGCCGCATCGGCCAAGGCTTGACCGGAGTTGCCAACGCTATCGAAGTAGTCACGGGAGGAGCCTACGGTTCCAAAGTGTTCTGCGACATGCTTGACAAGATCATGCAGAAGCAACAGCTCGTGGCCTACATGGAGAGCATCGAGTTGTCCAAAAAGCACGGACCGTTCCCGGCCTACGACGAAGACAAATACTGCACAGGTTTGTTCTTCCAATCCCTCCCTTGGAGTGTGCAGGTTGGCGTGCGCCGACATGGCATTCGCAACAGTCACTCGTTGTCAATCGCTCCCACGGGAACGATCTCCCAAGAGGCAGACAATTGCAGCGCCGGGTGCGAGCCTATGTTCTCTTCCTCCACCACTCGGGACATCCAGACTGAGGTAGGTCCGATGACCTTGGTCCTTGAGGACTACGCCCTTCGCAAGTGGGACTATGCCTGCACTCCCGCGTCGGAAGTTTCCGTGGACTGCCACTTGAAGGTCCAGGCCATCATGCAGAAATATGTCTGCGCTGCCGTGTCCAAGACGGTCAACTGTGGCAGCGGTATCGAGTGGGATGCCTTCAAGGAGATCTACATGAAGGCCTGGAAGATGGGGCTCAAGGGAGTCACAACCTTCCGCATCGAAGGCAAGCGCATGGCACTCCTGAAGGCCTCCAGCGAGGAAGGTGGCTCATGCACGCTCAATCCTGAGACAGGTCAGAAGGATTGCGGCAACTAAACTTGACACGATCCGCCTAGAAAGGTAAGGTCTCACCATGACAAATGAAAAGCAAGAGGAATTCGAACGGTATCAGCAGGAGTCCTCACTGGCTTCTAAGCAACGGGCGAAGAACATTGTCAAGCGTGAAGACCTACGAGTCAAGAAATTCCGTCAAGGAATAGAGAAGAAGATGGTGGGAGACCTGATCCGAGTCTTCCACCATCCTCAAAACCCGCACGCTGGAACTACTGCCAGTCGCCAGAGGTACCGAGACCTAGGCCACTACTCCGAGACCTTGGTTTCCTTGGTCTACGGAACGCACGAAGAGTTCCAGCGTGCAGCAGGCCTGAGAGACCAACGAGGCACATCGGCACTACGTCTCCAGATGGCGCGTGCGGCCTCCGAACTCTCAGTGCAAGAGTATGTGGATGAGTACGTCAAGCAGGACTGGGGATGGGACACGAAGCCTGACGGCAAGTTGAAGACCGTCGCCATCATCAGCGACATCCACTCAGACAAGATGGACCCTATGGTCCTGCGAGTATGGCTCGACGTGCTGGAAATGATTCAGCCGGACGGGATCATGTTGAACGGGGACGGGCTCGACAACGTGGCCATGAGTCAACACCCTTCGTTCCCTTCTGAGAACGTGCTATCTTTTGGTAAGGACATTGAGTTCCTAAGGAATGATTTTTGGCTTCCCTCATGTGGCACCGCTCCCCACGCTTGGAAGAAATTCAACCTCGGGAACCACGAACACACTGCCATTCGAACCATGGCGAAGACCAGCCCTCAAATACTAGGTCTGGATACGATGAACTGGGCCACCCTATTCGACTCGGACAGGCTGGGAATCGAGATGTGCATGGGCAGCAACTCCATGGCAACTTCTAAGAGGGGAGAGCGTCAGCTCATCCTCGACCACAAGGAAGTTCTGTACGGATGCTACACAGTGACCCACGGCAAGTTCACCGGACGCAACGCGGCTGATCTAGAACTCAGGCGAGCGGAAATGAGCGGCACCTCAGGGCACCTCCACCGCTATGAGTTGTTCACACACAAAGGCAGGTCCTGGACCATCTCCCCGATGGCTGCTGGATTCATTGTAGGCAAGGGCTACTCCAACGACCCTTGGACATGGACCATGGGATTCCTTGTGGTCACCATCGACACTGCCACAGGCAGGAGTTTCACACAACCCGTCGTTATCTACGAGGATGGGTGTTCCTTTAACGGTCGCGTTTGGCGGCCAACACAACTAGAAAAAGACATACGCGAGGCACAGTGGAATGGTTGATGATAATTTCGGAGAAAACAAAATTGTAGTTCACGGGAGCCGTGAATTCCTAGTCGATGTTCCTGGATCGTCTTCTGCCTGTGGATGGCAGATGGTAGAAGCTGACATTGCCTTAGATTACCTTCCCCGAGGTAACTTTTGGGTGCGCTTCCCTGGAGACTCTCTCGAATCAGAGGCCTCCCTAGACTTATACGGTGACGATTCTAGTGATCGAGACCAATCCATTGCGGCTCTTGAGGCCATTATAAATCAGGCCCGAAAGGCCAAAAACTACCTGAAGAGGTTGAAACTTGCTGATGAACAAAGTAGCTGAAATCGTAGTGCCCTCGTGTGGCATTTTCTCATTCCCTCTCCCTCTTCCTGAAGGTACTCCTACATCTATCCCTGTGTTCGTTGGAGGTATTCTACGGAAAACACGGAAGATCACTGACCGGGTGATCTTAGTGCAAGGTGCTCAGGCTCCTGGGATCGCTCGGGTGTCTGTAGGTACCGAAGGAGATCCCGTCCCTCTTAGGGAAGAGGTCAACATGGAGAATACCGTGGTGGCTGTAGACATCAATGGGGATGAAGGATCTATCTCCTTTGCTACAGGTTTGAACTATAAGTCTTTCGTTCATGGAGGCCTTAGGTTTACTATTTTCCTGGACCGATTCCAGGATGTCATCACCGGCACCTTGGAAATTGCTGACGCAGAGTGGACCGTAGGTAGGCACCGTGGTCCTTTGAATATTCCTCAAGTCATTGTGAAGATCCAAGGCCGTCCTTTCCATCTCACAACTGGGCAAGAAGGTCGTTTGAATCCTCGGGAGCACATCAACCGTAGATTCACTTACACTAAGTACGGTGCCCAGCAAGCCGTCGAGCAGGGAGAGCACTTGATCCAGTGCAGGGGGGATTGGTCCTACGAATCCATCGCTGCTTGGGGTCCTCAAATGATTTCGATCCTTGACCTAGACGCAGTGCCTGACATTGAAGGACTCAGCTCCAGGATGATCGAGGGAGGTTCTCCCTGCCGTGCTATCGGATACAAGGACGGCAACGAACCCGGTGGTTTCTTGATCGAATATTCCTACCGTCCAGGACTCGCGCAGAAAAGGTTGAACGAGCTGCTGCACCTCAGCGATGCTATGATGGAAAGGGAGGCTATCTGGACCTACTTCCAAGGTGAGCCTATGGATGCCAAAGCCGCATCGGTCGCTTACGGCGGGAAGATCCCCTTCCGTGCAGAGCCTACCAACCTGCCTCACTTGATGATCCCTACCTTCTTTGAAGGATTTCCTGAAGGTCACCACAATCGTAACAAATACCCTGGCAACTGGCAGGAAGGTCACCTTCCTAAAATCAAACACGGTTGGAAACCTCACGACGGCCAACACTTGGTTCGAATGACGGCCTTGCTGAAGTCGGCTATCTGGAACGCAGGAGATAGGTACGCCATGCACTGCATGAAGCAGGTCGGAGCGCACGCCATGCTCTGCAAGTCTCACCTCGACTTGGAAGAAGGTTGGGGATTCTCCAACTCAGTGTACGGCATGCTACACCACGAACCTAAGCGCAACCAAAACCTAGGGATCGGAGTAGGTAAGCGGGAAGATGCTTGGCTAGGTGAGGCCATCCTCATGAGTCACCTCTTGACCGACAAGTCCTCTTCCCTAGACTGGCTGCGAAGTTACGCTGACGTGATCTATGGGAACATTCTCAATACAGGTGTCGGCGTGCAGAAGGGCAATCCTGTTGTAGAGAATCGAGCCATGGGCAGGATTGGAGGCAACGGTCCTAAGGCAGTTGCTGCTCCCGGCCACGGCATGATCACTCTAGGCATGGGAGTCACCCAAACTTTCGAAGCCGAGCACTTCGCTCACTTCATGCACTGCCTCTCGCAAATTCCAGAGTTTGCCCTCATTTCCAATTACGTGGAAGAGTGCAGCACCTTGATAGGTGAAGCCATGGTGGATATTCCAGGCACTCCCCACAAAGCACCGTACTGGTACTTGAATGTGGCCAACTCTTTGGGACATACTGAGAGTCCTATCAGGAACTCATCAGGGTACGCGCACGCTCCTTACGAGAACTGGTATGGAATGGCTCTGCATGCCTACGCGGCACTGTCCAATCCAGAAGGCGAGCATATGAGGTACTTGGAGGAGATGTACGGAAGCAACCTTCAGGACCTGCCGATTGTGAACAGCATGAATCACCTGGACCGCGCTCAGGCCATGTGGATGGTTAGTCAAGGCCCTCCGGTCGATCCTCCCGTCGATCCGCCCGTTGACCCTCCGGTTGACCCTCCGATTGACCCGCCCGTTGACCCTCCCGTCACGGACCCTGAAGTTGAACTACCTCCGGGACTTGATAGCTGGAAGGATGCCTACATGCACTTGATGATTCGATCAGGTCACATCATCGGGCTTCTTCAGACTGACATCCGAGAGCTGGAGAACAGGCTCGGTATCTAAAGGCCTTTCAGCTCGTCGCGGATCAAATCCCTGACGTATTCCTTGATCCCCTTGGTCGCTTCTTCACGAACGATCTGGGGGATTTCTCTATTCAAGGGATCCAAGTCGCCTGACCCTCTGCTCGCCGGGATTTCACGCGAGTAGTACATGAAGGGAGGGAGCCCCGCGCTCTTGCGTTCGCGGTTGATCTCTAGTCCGATCTTCCATTGGTCTCGGGTGAGGTGCTTGCGCTCCGCTCGGGTGCGGGCCGGGCCTCCTCGAAGGCGAGGGTCATCTTTGGGGTTGGCGAACCAGACCATCCAACCTACGCCGCGTCCCTTGTTGGAGTGGATGACCCCGTGACCGTTGAGGTAGAACTCAGCCCAGTAGTAGGGGATCACGATCTCTAGTTTCTGGCTGCCGAAGTCGGCCCGGTAGAACAGGGAGTCGCTGAGGGTCTTGCTTCGAAGCAGGTTCTTGGCCCTGGCTCCCACCCTCTCTCCGATGGAATCTAGGATGCCCTGCATCACATTGTCCAGGTCCGCCACTACACTGCCTCCACGAGCCTGTCACGGCTTTCGGAGATCAGACCGTTGGCGATGTGCCTGACCCTGACCGTAGCGTCTACGTGGCTTCCCAGGGCGGCTACCAACTCAGCACTGGTGATGGTGTGGCCGGTAGACGTGGCGTCGATGACCTCGGAGTAGCCCGTCCCCACGAGGGAGATCTCCACTTGGCCGGGCGCGGCCAGTGCGGTGACTGCATCCCCTGCTCTTTGTAATCCTGCACCGGAACTGATCGGCCCTGTCTGGAGCCCCCAGGTGACATCCAGGTCATCGCCCGTCTCATAGCTCTCATTCGGAACCGAGACGTAGGAGGGGCGACCAGGGGCCTGCCCAGCGCCACGCAGTAGCCTGCCGACCGGGAGCGCCTCGTCCAGCTCGATCTGACCTGCACTCGTGCGGGCCTGAGCCTTCATGAACAGCTCCACGTTCTGAGCCAACAAGGCATCGTCGGGAGCGGTGAACACCGTGGGATCGGTGATGTAGATGCGAGCACCTGCGGGATGGTTCAAGGCCTGGGTGCCGTAGCGAGCCCGGATCAGGCCATCAAGCCTGCGGACATCGCCACCGATCACTGTGGACTTCTTCAGGTAGCAGATCTCTACGCCTTCGTCTGAGACGATGATGGCGAGCTGCTTGCCCAAAGTCCATGAAGTATCGTCCCCGGTGAAGTCCTTGATGATGGAGGCGTCGGGGCCTAGCTGGGTGTAGGTCGGGCCGGTATCGACCAGTCGTTCACCGTCCGCTGCCAACGGATCAATCAAGGTCCCGCCGGTTTGATACACGGTGTCCTCTCCCCAGTAGGAGTAGGTCACGTTGTCGCGGGACAAGTGGATGCTTGCACCGGAGATCGACACGTTATCCCTGACCCTCAAGACCATGACTTGTTGGGTGTTGGGGAATCCACCTAGGAGCTGCTCGGGTACTTCCACTACATCGCGGATCCTGTCGGGTGCGGGCTTGTTGAATTCAGGGATGCCGCCACCGTTGACGATTTCCAATGCTTCGATGTCCACGTTCCAGTAGTCGGGGACCAAGGTCACTGTGACCACCTCGCTCAGAGGATTAGGCACGACCGAGATCACTCGAACCACTTCATCGAAACCATAGATGGTGCCGACCATTCCAGGCTTCAGGTTCCGTGCTGCGCCGGTGAACTTCACGTCGAAGTTGGCACGCTGGGAAAGCTCCTCGGCTTTGCGAAGCTCTGCCAGTTGGGAGGCCGAGTCGAAGTGGGAGCAAGTTTCAATGCCTACACTGCGGGCCTTGTAGATGTCGGCGCGAGCAGCCTGCCCATCGTCGAACACTTCCAGCGTCATGCTGTCGTAGTTCCTCTCCCTGTCCTTGAAGGAGAAGACCAAACGGTCTACCTTCTTGAACCCTAGGAGCGAAGTGATTTGAGGGAGGCCGTGGTAGTCATGCTCGTCGAACACGAAGTCCAAAGCCACAGGCTTGCGGAGCATCGAGAACTGACACAAAGCACTCTGGGGATTCAGAGGCAGAAGCGTGGCGTGGTCCTGCATCGCCCTGGCCAAAACCCTATTGACTTCTTCTCCATCTCGGGAGGTGAGGGAGGATCGAACGTCCAACGTGGTAGCGTCGATGGCTAGATCGTTGAGACTGTCGGTGTCCCACCTGTCCTTGTTCCTTCCCAGCCCTTGGGGAGCGGGCTCAAACAACATGTCCGCGATGGCGTGGGCGATGTTGGCACCGTTGTCTTTCTCTACGGTGTAGGTCTGTGCGGTGCCGGAGCCGGTGGCTCCTAAGGTTCCGCCTTCTAAGAAGATGCGACCTTGCTGAGTGAACTTGTCCACCCCGTCATCATCGGAACCAAAAGGGATCAGAGCGATCTCGGCTCGAAGCACTGTGTAGTCGCCGTCCGAGGGACCCCACGACAGGAGGTTGATCGGCTGACCAACGAGGTACCGAGATACGTGGCCTGACTCTACGATCAGGTATCCAACGTCTTGGTCTGCGTCCGCCACGGCTCCTTGAATAGAGTCCGTAGGTCCGTCAAGAGTGACGGTAGGCTCCACCCACGGCTCGGTGTGAGCTAGGTGGTTGCCTGTAGGTTGAACTTCCAGGTGGTACCTGCGGTCGGCCCACACAGCCGAGGGGCCAAGCCTTCGGCCAGTCCACACCACATGACACAGGAAGGGCCAAGTAGAGTCGATGGTGGTCAGCTCAGTGACGAGCGCGTCCGAGGGTTGGATGTCCTCTCCCCAGTAAATGCGGAAGCTGCCTTCTTTGCCCAGGTCTACCTCAGTGCCTGAAGGGTGAGAGGTAGGAGTGATGGGGCCGGTGAAGATGAACTCCCCTCCGACTTCGATCCCATGCAGCGCGGTGACGAGGCCCACAGCCAGCACGTCCCAACCGTCCTCAAGGATCACCTCTTGTTTCGGGCCTCCGAAGATGCCCTTGCCTCCCTCGACCGACTCTTTGATCACCGAGCGGTTGCCTACAGCGCAGAGCCTAGGACCAACAGGAAACACTCCACCGTGTCCACGAGGAATCCACGCGCCTCGCTCAGACAGAGCGGTAGGCTTGGCGGTTTCGAGCAGGGACTTCTTTTTGCTTAGGGCTCCAGCAAGAATGCTGAGGCCGATGCCAATCAAGGCACCAGAGGGGCTAGTTGCCATGGCGGAAACACCTCAATAATTGTTGACCGATGGGACAGGCCCACCCTGAGAGGGTGAATCCTTTTGAAGACGAGTGCCAGAAAGTGTTGGTACGGTTGCCTACGATTCCTAGGTGAGCAGGTCCTCCGCTTCGAGTACAGAAGACCAGCAGGTCTCCACACTGTACCTCGCCCGTCACCACAGTCAGATTGGCGTCACGGATGAGTTGCTTCATCGCTGCCTTGGCTGTTTCGGGAGAGTGCATGCAGGTGTCAGCCGGGATGCGGTCGTGCGGTAATCCTAGAATAGAAAAAACGCTGCCAAGACAATCGGCTCCAGCGGTACTTGAACCGCCAGACATGTAAGGGACGCCAGCCCATTTAGTAAATTCTTCTTCAAGATCGGGACCTCCAGGAGTCCAGGTGACAGTGATCGGGGCGAGCTTCATTAGCCTGCTCCCTGTTCGTAAGTAGGATCGTGCGCGGGGATGGCGAAGCCTGGATTCATGATCCGGGATTCGTTGTCGAAGGTGTCGCGGCACACTTCCACGTTGCCGTTGCAGCCGGGGACTACCGTGACCGTCTGGCCTAACCATTCGTCGGGGCACCTACGGGCCATCGTGAACTGGAGGGGATTGGTGTCGAGCGTGAATCGAATGGCGATGCGAAGGTCCTCGAACTCAACGTACCCTTTGTGCCAGTACTCATCAGGCTTGGTCCCTGCCTGAATAGTCAAAGTGGTCAAGGTGTGGCCGCTGATTGTGTCAATGGTTGCGAACTGACTGAAGGCATTCCGGTCCAAACCACAGCCTCGACCAAACACAACCCACTGACATTGGTGCGTGCATTGAAGACCTAGGCTCCGGTCGAGCAGGCCCTGCTCCCGAGTGGCCATCAGCGCGATGCGGTTCTTCTTCCCTTGGAAGTTCTTGACCGATTCGGTGATGTCTCCCTTCATCAGAATGTTGCCAGCCACTAACCCGTCCGGCGAGGTGGAGATCTCTTGGATGCGAACGGTGATGGGAGAGTGCGGTACCCCTGAAGCTACTCGTGAAGTCCAATCATCTGCGGGGAGGACGATGCGAATCTTGGGACTGTCTAGGGTACCGCTGTTTTTGAGGCCGGACACTTCCATGTTGGGGATGGAGGTGTAGCCGGGGACCGGCAAGGAAGAGTCGGTGTACTTCCGGTACTCGCCGTCGTTGAAATAGAACGTGACGAGTACGTGGCTTACGTGGGTGCTTGTGGAGTTACTCATTCTAGGTAGGGTTTTCGTTGAGTAGTTCGATGGTGGCGAGCGAGGTGCCCATTACACATCCTGAAATCCATTGCTCTTTGATCACGTCTTTGCTGAAACGAGTCAGCCGAGCGATGGCTGCGTATTTGATGTCGGACAAGGAGACGCCGGTGAGAGTGTCTCCCAGAGTGACTCGGTAGGAGGTGGCCACGTCTTGAATGACTGCTGCCTCACGGACCACGAAGGATCCATCATTCAGCTCCAGGCCGATGAAGTCCATGCCTTCTTTCCAATCGTCGAAGTCGGTGGTCAACTCGAAGTCGATGAAGCTCGGGTCAACTGCGGTGACTTTAATCAAGGAGTCTTGAGCCTCGTCCAGTTTCCAGAACGGGTACAGGCGACCACGGCGACTCTCCCAAAACTTGAGGAGGGTCCACGGCTCTTCGGTTACAAACTCCATGTTGTGCGTGACTCTGCCACGGTCACTGTTGGTGAATGTCGAAGGGGCTCGCCCATCGCTGAAGGAACTCCCCGTCCCAGGTCGTGAGATACCTTTGGAAACCCCGCTCGTCCAATCAGGGGAGATACGGAACACCGGATAGCCACGGTAGTCTGATCCCTCGCTATACGAGAAGTCCTCAAGGAAGGGGAGTTGTGATGCGCCGGGTGCTTCTACTGCATTGACGGTGAGGGAAACAAGGCACCCGTGTTCGTAGACTGCGGTCGGCTCTCGGATCAAGGAGCAGTCCACCACGGGAGCGACGGGAGTTTCGGCAGGCCATGAGCCGACAACCGGGGAGACTAACTCCAGTGTTGTTGGAGTTACTAGGTTGATCTGCGCAAGCTCCGAATGACCAATGACCACGCGGGCTCCCTTGAACCATCGTCCTTGGGTAGTGTCCACCGTGATCGTGGAGCCTGAGATCGTGGAGGCCTCGATCTGATCGGAAGCCAAAGGCAACTGGAAGATGGCCCGAGCTGCGTCCCGCATCGCGTGGTGCAGGCGAATGGATGAGGCTTCGTCTACGGCCTCCCAGATGACTTGGAGTGTACGGATGGGGGCATTGCGCAGACCTCGGCGGCGTTCTCTCTCAGACTCTCCTGAGATGCCCACAGAGGTCATGGCTTCCGTCTCCATGGTGAAGCCTTGGATCCAGTTGTGGCAGTCTAGGAAGGAGTGCGAGATGATAGGCGCAGGCACCACGGCGGGCGCGGGCGGAAGGCCTAGGACTTCAGAAGAGATCCGAGACAGGGCCAAGTCTACCGTGCTATCGCGGGAGGCTCCGGCCTGCATGCCCAAGCGGGACACAGCGATCTGGACCGGCTGGCCGATTAGGATCTCAGCAGAGACGCGGGACAGTAGAGTGTCCACCGAGCCTGCGCGGTTCACTCCAGCCTGCAAGCCAAGGCGGGAGGTTGCAGCCTTGGTCGCTTCGGACACCATGACCTCAGCAGAGACGCGGGACAGCAGAGCATCCACAGCAGCTCCACGGCTTGCGCCTGACTGCATGCCTGTGCGGCACACTGCCACCGAGGGAGTGTCGGCCTTCAGTATTTCTGCTGAGACCCTAGAGACCTTGAGGTCAACCATTAGCCGTTGTTGATGACCCCGAGTTCGAGGTTACGCGGCTCGGATCCTACCCACGCTGACGTGGTGACGGGGTTGATGACTGCGACCTCGAAGAGGATAGCCATCGCTGTAGAGGAGACGTTGATCGTGCCCGACTGTACGGTCGTTCCACCTTGCCTCCAACGTGCGCCGAGGTCCAAGTCTCCAGAGGTTTCCATGCGGGCATGGATGTCAAGCTTGACTGCGACCACGGTCGATGTGTCCCCTACGATGTCGTTCGCATCAGAGGAGGCCATGGTGGCCAAGTACTCGTCGGTGGTCACGTTGGAGGAGACTCGCTTGTCATCCTCAGCCACGCTGCCTTGGGAATAGGTCTCAGCCCAAGCGTCTTCGATGTCGGAAGCGCCGTCTAGAACCCAGTCGGTAGATGCCCCGTCTCCATCGGGCAGGTAGCCTTGGATGTAGAGAGGGCCTTGGAACGTAGAGTCATCAGACACATACCAGTTGTCGAACTGAGGTGCGTTGTCTCCGGTGTTGAGTTCGCAACGGTTCGCGCCCGTGGCCACCTGCTCCTGAGTGTCGATGCTCGTGTTGGCAGAGTCCCAAGTTACGTCCGTCGTGACCACCGAGCCTGCGATGTCGCTGACCTTGGCACTGAAGCTTCCGCCCACTCCATCTGCGATGACCACAGAGAACTCGATGTACCTGTGATCTTCCCGTTCGTTGTTGTGTGACCAGAATTCGTTGGAGGTGGCCAGGGTAGTGGCTCCCCTCTTCACGACCAGCTTGAACCCGTTCGCGGAACGCACTGCTGACGGGATCACATACGGCGCGATCTCACATCGGATCTGCTCATCAGTACCAATGAAGAACGCGAGGCGCGGTGCGTCTGAGTCAAGGGCGTTCGTGGTGGCCTTGTAGAACTCGATGCCGGTGGTCCAAGTGTTCGAGGGAGAGCCTACCAGATCGTGAGTCCTGATCGACATCTCCTTCTTGAGTGCGCGGCCACCCTGCCTGCCTACTACGGTACTCACTGACCCTACGACTTGCAAGTCGCTGTATACGCGAGCTAGAGTGGTGGCATGTGCTGCTACCTCAAATCCGTCAATCCATCGAATGGCCATATTACGCTCCGGTCTCCACGCCGAGTTGGGTATCGTTCACATCCGAGATAGTCCATCCCGATGCGGTTGAGGGGTTGGTCTCCATGACCTTGTGAATGTTTTTGAACACCGTGTCCGACACGGGAGAACTGCCTGCTGAAGCACTACCACTCGCGCCGGTCTTCACCTTGAAGAGCATCGTCCGTGAGCCTGCTACGGCGACGGCTGCTCGGGCATTGAACTGCACGGCGGAAACACTGCCGGTCAATGATACCAGATCTGACATGGTGTAGAGATCCTCTTGCGCCAACGTGCCACTGGACACTGTGCCTCCGGTACCGGAGTCGGTGTGGGAAGTAGTACCATCATCGACGCTGGTGTAGTTGTCGCCGGATCCATCTTGAGTCCAGTCGTTCGTCGTGCCGTTTGCGGTCACTTCGATCCCTTCAATAGTTTGAGCACCAATGAAATCGTTGTTGGATCCTCCCGTGGCGTCTAGGACATACAAATCATCCAAGAAGAAACGAGAGGAAAGACTGCCTGACGGGAAGTTGAATCCGAACGTGTCAGCTCCGTCCAAGCCTGAGTCGTTCAACGTGGCTCCAGTTCCTGAGAAAGCGGTGATGCCATCCACTCGGAACTCGTAGTCTCCAGACGCAGTACACTCACACTTGAGTTCGATGTAATACCAAATGTCAAAGTCCAAGGTCGTGGTCGTTGTGTCGATGACGGTGGTGCCAACTTTGAGTTGGAGATCGTATCCGACGCCTGCTTGCCTGTCGATGAAAAGGTGGCACTGCTCCTGCGCACCGCGCTGGAAGTAGAACCCCTGCTCGCCTGAGAAGGTAGCGTTGCTGTTGATGCGAATGCCTACCCCGAAGACCATGGTGTCATCCAAGCCCAACGAAGGTGAGGTCATCACGATGTTGCCTGTGGAGGAGCTTCCCAACACCCTGCCGGAAGCCGTACTGGTGCCTCCTGCCGAGAGCCACTTCTGGCCCAAGGTAGTTGTGTTTGTGTGGGTCTCGAAACCCTCGATCCATTTGACTGCCATTATGAGTTTCCTAAGATTGCGTTGAGTTCTGCGGCGTTGTCTGTTGCGAATTGCATGAAAGCCGCTTGGCCTCCAGAAGTCATCCTGTCCATGGTCTCTTCGTCCGCTGCGATTGCAGGAAGGACTACAAGGCCTGCGCCTGAGCCTGGAGAGGTCACGGTGCTCGATCCACCTGAGGTGGCTCCGCCTGTTGCAAATCCCTTGGTCTTCATGCCAGACCTTAGCAAATGCGGGAGGAATTGTCCACTGTTGAGTGCGTGCAAGAACTCCATATTCGGGCGAGCGATCTCCGGCCTGACCACGAACTCATTCTTGCGGAGCAGGGCGGGCACCACGTCACGAGGGTCGAAGCCCGGCTGGGACCCGATGGAGGGCGCGGTGGAGGGGACGATGCCTCCTCCGTCGAAGCCGGTCACGAAGCCCCCTCGGGCTCCACCTGCTACCTGACCGCCCGTGGCTCCACCTGCTGCTCCCAACAAGGTCGGGAAGAGCTTGGCGAGTTGCACCTTGGCGAACGCGGAGATCAGGGTCTGTGCCAGCCCGGCGACGAACGAGGCGAACCTCTCCCGGATGGTGTTGTCCTTGGTCGGATCGAAAGCATCGACGATGGTTGTACTAATGAAATCGCCCAGACCATTGACGGTCTGCTTGATCAGGTCTGCGCCCGTCTGTGCGAGCGTAGGAAGCTCTTCGACGATCTGCTTGAGTCCTACTCCGATTCCTGCACTGAGGTCATCAGAGGCCAGCGCGGTGGCTCGTGCGGCTTCTTCTTCGAGGCGAGAGATGCGGGCCCTGAAAGCCTGCTCCTCAACTCCTTTGCGTTCCTTCTCCAGCTCGATCAGGTCGAGGACGGCTTGCTTCTGCCTACCGTTGAACCCTTCGGCCAGAGTGGAGAGCAGCGCGATGGATTGGGCACGCTTCTGATCTTCCTGCCTTGCGGTCTGAAGGGCGATGGCCAGATCTTTCGTGGCCTGCACTTCGTTGCGCTTGGCATTGGTGGGAGCCAGTGAATCTTGCAACGCAAACTGAGAGTTGATGCGAGCAAGCTCGGCAGTTCCTCGTAGCTCGTCGGCAAGTTTCAGTGCAGCCGTGGCCGCCTGCGCGTTGGAGATCTGAGTCTGCTGCAAGGAGATCTGCAACCTTGCGTCTTCCACGTCAAGGATGTCCTTCTGAAGAGAAAGGATCTTGGCCCTGCTGTCTGCGGTCGTTCCGTTCTCTCCTTTCAACTGCTTGCGCAAGTCTACCAGAGCACGAAGGGATGCTTCCAACTTCTTGCCTGTGGCCAAGGAGCCTTGGTCGAAGATCTCAATGAACGCTCCTCCTCC